CAAAGAATCAAAGTTTGATCAAGGTATTCAAAAGATACTTAAAGATCCAGCATTAAAAAAAGAACTATTATTACTAATGAAGAAGGCAAACTCAAAGAGTCAAATGAACTCTGAGGCACAAAAGAACAGAAGGCCACAAAAACCAAAGCCCCGCAATACAGGATACAAAGACCTACAAGCACTACGCACTAGTGGCGCTGGCGGAGCGCATACGGATAAAAGTAAAACAATACCCCGTAAGCAAAAGTACAAGCAAGATCCTACTCAGGAATCTATTAAAGAAACACTTATTCGTAAATTAAACGAAAAAAGTTCTTGACAAATCCTTCATAATACCGTATAATAGTATATAAATTACTAAAGGAGATCCTCTTATGGGAAGTCGTGTATTCGGTGCCGATGAAAAGGCAAAATTAGAAAGACTAGTTAACGAAGGTGTTACAGTCTATCAAGAAGTAGAAGATTTAACAGCAGGCTTGAAAGATACTGTAAAAGCTGTTGCAGAAGAACTTGATATCAAACCAAGTTTAATTAACAAAGCAATTAAAATTGCACAAAAAGGTGACTGGGAAAGAGTTTCCGACGAGTTTGACGATCTTGAAACATTAGTCGTAACTGTCGGTAAGGACAAATAAGTGCAAGGGATCAAAGACTTTTATAGAGATAGTCTGATGTCAGACCCGGTTGCACACTATGCAGAGATGATAGGTGCTGTTAGTGTTATTATAGGTAGTTCTATATTAACATGGACAGTACTTGCACCAAGGCCAGACATATTCATTCCATTTTATTTTATAGGAAGTTGTGCAAGTTTCTTTGGTGCATATAGACGTGGACTACCTTGGGTACTAGTACTCACTGGTTGGTTCATTATTATGAACATCATTGCACTTAGTAGGCTATATATTACATAACGCCAAAGACAATAGTCAGGCATGCAGAAGGTTAAGTTGGCCATAAGCAACGAAGGAGAAATAATTGAGTTACGTAGACGCACTATTTGATCGCGACTCTGATATCATCAGAACTGTCGAACGCAAAGACGGTAAAAGAGAATACCGCGAGTACCAAGCAAAATATACTTTTTACTATAAAGACCAACGTGGCAAATACAAAAGCGTTTATGGCGATCCTTTAAGCCGTATTGTTTGTAAAAATACAAAAGACTTTAGAAAAGAAGTTGCTATTAATAGAGATAAGCAACTATTCGAAAGCGACATTAATCCTATCTTCCAATGTTTAAGTGAAAACTATCTTAATCAAGATGCACCTAAACTAAACATTGCTTTTTTCGATATTGAGACAGACTTTGATCCAGAGCGTGGCTTTGCTGATCCTGCTGATCCATTTATGCCTATTACTTCTATAAGTGTATACTTACAGTGGTTAGAAACAATGGTGTGTTTGGCAGTTCCGCCTAAAACACTTACAATGGACGAAGCACACAAGACACTTGAAGGTATTGAAAATGTAATGTTGTTTGAGAAAGAAGGCGACATGATCGATACTTTCTTAACACTAATTGAAGATGCTGATATTTTGTCAGGTTGGAACAGTGAAGGTTATGATATTCCATATACTGTAAACAGAACTAGCCGTGTACTAAGCAAAGACGACACAAGACGCTTTTGTTTGTGGGGCCAGTTGCCTAAGAAGCGTGAATATGAAAAGTATGGTAAATCAGCTGTTACCTTTGACCTAATAGGCAGAGTGCATTTAGATAGTTTAGAATTATACCGTAAATACACATATGAAGAACGACACACATATAGACTTGATGCCATTGGTGAAATCGAAGTTGGTGAAAATAAAGTTCCTTATGAAGGCACGTTGGATCAGTTGTACAACAATGACTTTAGAAAGTTTATCGAATACAACATACAAGATACCGCACTACTGGACAAGTTGGACAAAAAACTAAGATTTATTGACCTAAGTAACGAACTTGCACACGCAAATACTGTTTTGCTACAGACCACAATGGGTGCTGTTGCTGTTACAGAGCAAGCGATTGTTAACGAAGCACATGCAAGAGGCTTACAAGTTCCTAACAGACCTAAACGTGACGACACAGAAAATACACAAGCCGCTGGCGCATACGTAGCATTTCCTAAGAAGGGTTTGCACAAATGGGTAGCGTCAATGGATTTAAATTCACTATATCCTAGTGTGATTCGTGCATTGAATATGGCACCTGAAACTGTTATAGGACAGATACGTCCTGAGATATCAGAAGCTCGTGTACATGAAGACATGACTCTTAAGAAGAAGTCATTTGCAGGTAGTTGGGAAGGTCGCTTTAGTACAGAAGAATACGAAGCTGTAATGGAGCAACGTAAAGACATTCCACTTACTGTTGACTTTGAAAACGGTCAAACAGAAGTGTTGAGTGGTGCTGAGCTATACAAAATTATTTTTGATAGTCATCAGCCCTGGATGCTTAGTGCAAACGGTACAATTTTTACACAAGAGTTTGAAGGTGTTATTCCAGGACTACTAAAGCGTTGGTATTCAGAACGTAAAGATCTACAAGCACAACTAAAGAAAGCAAAAGACGCAGGCAATGCTATTGAAATTGAGTATTGGGATAAGCGACAGTTGGTTAAGAAAATTAACTTGAACAGTTTATATGGCGCTATTCTTAATCCTGGTTGTAGATTCTTTGATAAGCGTATTGGACAGTCAACAACACTAACTGGCAGATCTATTGTTAAGCATATGAGTGCTGAAGTAAACAAAGTTATTACTGGTGAATATGATCACGTAGGTGAGTCTATGATCTACGGTGATACAGACTCTTGTTACTTTAGTGCATGGCCTATGCTAAAAGATGACGTAGAGGCTGGTAAGGTTGAATGGACTAAAGAAAAGTGTATCACACTTATGGATCAAGTGTGTGAACAAGCAAATACATCATTTGGCGACTTTATGGCAACAGCCTTTCATTGTCCTAAGACACGTAGTGATGTTATTGCCGCAGGACGTGAAATTATTGCACAGTCTGGATTGTATATTACTAAGAAGCGTTATGCGGCATTAGTAATTGACAACGAAGGTTTTAGAACTGATACAGATGGCAAGGCTGGTAAAGTAAAAGCAATGGGCTTAGACTTACGTAGATCAGACACACCTGTGTTTATGCAAGAGTTTTTAAGTGAACTATTACTTATGGTGCTTACAGATAAGCCGCAAGAAGATGTTCTAGAGCGTATTACAACATTCCGTCAGGAGTTTAGTAATCGACCTGGTTGGGAAAAAGGTAGTCCAAAACGTGCAAACAAAGTTGGACACTATCGACGCTTAGAAGAAAAACAAGGCAAGGCAAATATGCCTGGGCATGTACGGGCAAGCATTAACTGGAATACATTAAAACGTATGAACGGCGACAAATATTCGCAAGAGATCGTTGACGGTATGAAAGTTATTGTTTGTAAATTGAAACAGAATCCGCTAGGTTATACTAGTGTTGCATATCCAACTGACGAGTTACGTATTCCAGAATGGTTTAAAGAACTTCCGTTTGATGATGCAGCAATGGCGGAGACTATTATTGATAACAAACTAGACAACTTAATTGGTGTGCTAAACTATCCATTAGAAGATACTAAGCGACATAATACGTTTACAAGTTTGTTTGATTTCGGAGAATAAAATGAAAATTAATATACAAGTGGAAGTAGATACTGAGAATGCTCAGGATTTAACAACCATTGAAGAATTAATTGCAATGCTAAGATCATTAGCAGACCAGTACGAGGAATAGTTATGGAATGGGTATTAGTATATATTAGTCTTACATTTCATGGCCATCCTATAGCAGAAGAAATAGGTCGTTACGATAGTATGATTGACTGTTTTTATGCTAGAGAACAACTGGCACAAGATGTTGGCGGTTCAAACGGATACTTTCCAAACGGTGAACAAGCCGTATGCGTATCTAATTTAAAGGTAATGGGATGACAGGTAGAGTAGGATTTACATGTAGTACATTTGATCTGTTACACGCAGGTCATGTACAAATGTTGCGTGAAGCAAAAGCTCAGTGTGATTATCTTATTTGTGGATTACAAGTTGATCCTGCAAATGATCGACCTGAAAAGAACTCACCTGTACAATCTATTGTAGAACGTTACACACAGCTCAAAGCTGTTAGTTATGTTGATGAAATTATTCCTTACGGTACTGAAAAGGATCTAGAAGATATCTTAGAACTGTACTCAATTAATGTACGAATACTAGGAGAAGAATATAGAGATAAAGAGTTTA